TTTCGCAGGTCGCAGAAGTTCGTTCGTACACGCTGGATCTGACAGCTGACACGATCGAGAACACAAGCATGGGCGATTCGTTTCGTTCGTACACAACAGCGCTGAAAGCGTTCTCGATCGCTGTCGAGTGTTTCTGGGACGAGACTGACACAAACGGTCAGATGACAATCGATCCAGGCACAACCGTTGATTTCGAACTGTATCCAGAAGGTACAGCATCGGGCGCGACATATTACTCAGGATCAGCAATCGTCACTTCACGTTCGATCACAGCGTCTTTTGACGGTATGGTTGAAGTGTCGTTCGCGGCAACTGGCACTGGTGCTCTGACAGAAACAACCGTTTAAGGTGATACATGAGTCTCGGAAAAGAACTGGCGGCGCGTCGTAAGGCAAACCGCCGGAAGACTGAAGTTCCGGCCTGGTCAACTGACGAAGAAACGTTCGTAATTTATGCGGGCGCTTTGACGTGTCGAGATGTTGAGAAAATCCAGCGGAAACACAAAGATTTCATCAACAATCCAACAGTCGAGGCGATGGTCGATTTGATTATCCAAAAGGCCGAGGATGCAAATGGTGATAAACTTTTCACACTCGAAGACAAAGCGTTTTTGATGGATGAAGAGTTGACCGTTATTTCGGAGATCGCTGGCGTATTTGGTGAAACCGTTTCGGTTGAGGAATCGGAAAAAAACTAAAGAGCGATCCGCTGAGAATGAACGTCATTGCATTGGCGGATCGCCTGGGTAAAACGATCGAAGAGATGGAGCAGATCACCGTCTCCGAACTCAACGAATGGCTGGCGTATTTTAAGGTGAAAGAAGATGGCAAACCAAAAACTTAACATCACGATCGCCGCCATTGATAAAACCAAAGGCGCTTTCGGCGCGGTGACCAAATCATTGGGGATCGCATCGAAGGCGCTGTTTTCGTTCAAGACCGCCATCGTCGGTGCGGTCGGTGTTGGCGGCCTGGGATTACTGGTCAACCAATCGCTGAAGAGTATCGACGCGCTCGGAAAGACAGCTGAAAAACTCGGCGTCACAACTGAAGCGCTTGGCGCGATGCGCTATGCGGCGGAGATCACTGGTGTCGCCACTCGGACAACCGATATGGCGATGCAACGATTCACACGGCGTCTCTCAGAGGCCGCCGCTGGAACTGGTGAAGCCAAAGGTGCGCTGATCGAGCTCGGCATTAACGCCAAAGAATTGGTGAATTTACCACTCGACGAACAAATGTTGGCGCTCTCGGATGCGTTCACCAATGTTGAAAACCAGGCCGATCGAGTTCGCCTGGCGTTCAAATTGTTCGACTCGGAAGGTGTGGCGCTTGTCTCCACATTGAGCAAAGGTCGGACAGAGCTCGCGGCGATGTTTAATGAAGCGGAGAGTCTCGGAATCCTAATGTCAGCGGAAGCGGCACAAGGCGTCGAGGCGACCAATGATGCGCTTTTACGATTGACCAGTTTATTCCGCGGGATCAAAGATCAGATTGTTGCGGCACTCGCGCCAGCGCTCGAGAAACTCGCAACGATTATCAAAGACAGCGTGCTCGAGCAAATCCAGGCGTTGAATGGATCGGTTGAAGCATTCGGGAAACAGGCGGCGAACTTTATTCTCCGCGCCGTTGCAAAGATTTTGCGTGGCCTGGCTGATTTCACTCGCAACATTCAAAAGGTTATCAACACGTTCGAATCCCTGGTCGGAGCGATCGAAGAATTTTTTGGAATGATTCCAGAAGAGAAAACGAACTTCCAGGGCTTGATCGATCAGTTTGAACAGGCGGCATTGGTTGTTGATTCCCTGGCGTTTGCAACTCGAGATTTTGGCGTTGCTACTGACGACAACAAACCAAAGGTCAAAGAGATGACCGGCGTTGTCGCTCAAGCGGCGGCAGGATTCAAGAAATTCAAAGAATCAGCACAATCAGCGACCCTGGACATCTCTGGTTATGTGGAGCGCGGAATGGAAGCGTTGACACAATCCCTGGCGAACGTCGTCACCGGTGCTGGAAACGCAAAAGACGCGTTCAAAGATATGGCACGCTCAATCATCAACGACATCGCGATGATGGTTATCCGGCAACAGATCACGGCGCCAATCGCCGGGGCGATCTCGAGCGCGTTGCCGACATTCTTTGGCGGCGGTGCAACTGGTAAAGCGATCGGCGGATCTGTCCAGGCTGGGAAACCATACATGGTCGGAGAGCGCGGAGCGGAGATGTTCGTTCCATCACGCTCTGGATCGATCGTCCCAGCGCAGGATCAGAATGGCGGCGTCAGCGTCATCCAAAACATCAACATCTCGACCGGCGTCCAACAGACCGTTCGCGCCGAGATTCAATCAATGCTTCCACAAATCGCGAACGCATCGAAGGCCGCGGTTCTGGATGCTCGACGTCGTGGCGGATCATTTGCCGCCGCATTTGGGGGATAAACAGTGGCCGAATCCTATCCACTCAGTTTGCCGACGGTCAGCGGATTCACACAAGTTCGCCTGGTCGCTCGATCATCTGTTGGCGTTTCAACGTCGCCATTCAGTTACAAACAACAGGTCTATCGTCATCCAGGTCAACGCTGGGAAGCGGAGCTCACAGTTCCGCCATTGCGTCGCGAAAGCGCCGAGGAATGGTTGTCATTCCTGATGCGTTTGCGCGGTCGGTTTGGGACATTCCTGTTGGGCGATCCACTTGGCGCGACTCCACGCGGAACGGCGTCAGCAACTCCAGGCACGCCGGTCGTCAATGGAGCGAATCAAACCGGCGACGAACTGGCGATCGATGGATTACCAACAAGCGAAACAGGGTATCTGTTGGCGGGTGATTACATTCAGCTGGGATCAGCGGCGACCGCTCGGTTGTACAAGGTGCTCGAGAATGTCAACACAAACGCATCGGGCGAGGCAACATTGAACATTTGGCCAGCGCTCCGGTCATCGCCAGCTGACAATTCCGCTGTTACGGTCAGTAACGCGAGAGGCGTTTTTCGCCTGGCGTCAAACGAAACCGATTGGGACGCAAACCAGCTGGGAATTTATGGCACCACGTTTGCGGCGAATGAGGCGTTATGAGAACTGGTGCTCCGAGCGCGTTTACTGATGATTCGCTGACGCCGTTCATCGCGGTCGAACTGGAGTTCGATTCCGGAACGGTGCGTCTTTGGAATGGATACATTGATCTCGAGATCGACGGTTCGACGTTTATCGGATCGGCGGATCTGATGGCGGTATCTGGTGTTGAAGAGACCGGAGAGATCGCCGCCAAAGGGATCAATATGACGCTCTCGGGCATCTCGACGTCACTGATCTCGATCGCGCTCACTGAGAAATATCAAAACCGAACCGCTCGCGTTTACATCGGATCGATCGCCGCAAACGGTACAGTCTCCGCGTACACTCTATTTGCCGGGCGAATGGACGTGATGACGATCGAAGAGAATGGCGAAACCGCCACGATCTCTCTGTCAGCTGAAAACCGGCTGATCGATCTCGAGCGTCCCAGGGTTCGCCGGTACACATCGGAAGACCAGAAGTCGCTTTATCCAGGCGATCTCGGTCTCGATTACGTCAACGATTTACAGGACAAGACACTTGATTGGGGCAAATCGACAGACTGATTGGCCAGAGCGCCTGTCTGAATTAGTGATCGCGTCAGCTGACAGAGAGTTTGCCTGGGGCGTTTTTGATTGTTCTCAATTTTGCATTGATGCCGAAATCGCCATTACTGGCGACACCCGGTTCTGGGATTACCATCGCAACTACAAAACCCAGCGCGGAGCGGTGTGGAAACTCAAGCAAAAAGGATTCGATGATCTTTGGGATTTGCTCAATTCGCGCCTGGACGTGCTCGAGAATGCTAAACTTGCACAACGCGGCGACGTGATCGGTCATTACACCGAAGATGGCGAGTCGCTTGGAATCCTGATCGGCGATCGATTCGCTTGTGTTGGGAAGCCAAAAGGAATCGTTTTCAAACCGCTGTCTGAGGCGGTGTGCGCTTGGAGATTGTAAATGGGCGGTGATGTCGGAAAGGTCGTAAAAACAGCTGTCGTTGCGGCGGCTATTGCAACCGGCGTCGGTTTGGTTCTCACGCCAACCCTGGTGTCCACTGCCGCGTTTGCTGGTATGCAAGGAACACTGGCCTATTTCGCTGGATCTTTTGCGGTGAACGCCGCTTTGGGTGCCGTGGGTTCTGCACTGTCATCGAAGCCAGAGGCAAACACATCGGTCGCTGAACTCCAGGGTCGCACCGTGATGACCAAACAATCGATCGTTTCGCGAAAGATTGTATATGGCGAGGTGAAAACATCGGGCGCGATCGTATTTCTGGAAACCACTGACAGCACACAGGATCTTCACGTTTGCGTCACGCTAGCGGGACATGAGATCCAGGCGGTCGATTCGGTATTCTTTAATGACCAGGAAGTGAAAACGTCGCTCTCTGATGCGACCGAAGTTTCAGCTGACACCGGAACCACTCCGGACTACTCGAGCAAAGCATCGATCACCGCGCATTTCGGATCATCCACTCAGGCGGCGGATGCGAACCTGGTCTCGAGAACATCGTTCACATCGAATCACCGGTTGCGCGGAATCGCGTATTTGTACGCGTTTTTGGAATACGACCAGGAAGTGTTCGCGAACGGTCTTCCAAACATCTCGGCGATCGTCAAAGGCAAAAAGGTTTTCGATCCGCGAACTGATACAACTGTATTTTCTAAAAACGCCGCATTGTGCATTCGCGATTATTTGACCGACACAACCTATGGCCTGGGCGCGACCACTGCGGAGATCGATGACGATTCATTCATCGCGGCGGCGAACATTTGCGACGAAGACGTCACGGTTCTCTCTGGCGGAACTGAAAAGCGGTACACGATGAACGGTATTGTGGACACCGCCAAATCACCGCGTGCGATCCTGGAAGATATGCTCACATCGTGCAACGGCTCGATCTACTATTCGAACGGCAAATGGAAGATCAAGGTTGGCGCCTATGTGACACCATCGCAAACGATCACGGTCGATGAACTGCGCGGCGCGATCAAAGTTCAAACGCGCAACTCTGGCCAGGATCAATTCAACGCGGTCAAAGGCGTTTTCGTGTCGCCAGAGAACAACTGGCAACCGACCGATTTCCCGGAGTTTACATCGGAGCAATTCGAAGCGGACGATGGCGGAGATCGAAAGTACGTCGATTTGCGTTTGCCATTCACCACATCGGTCTCTACGTCTCAACGCCTGGCGAAACAAATGTGTTTCCGCAATCGCGAACAAATACTGTTGACCGCGCCGTGCAATTTGAAGGCGTTCGAATATGAGGTTGGCGATACCGTCTATGTGACCAACGAACGTCTCGGGTTCGATGAGAAACCGTTCGAGATTATTTCCTGGACGCTCGCAACTGAAGCCACTGACGATGGATATGTATTTGGCGTCGATCTGGTGCTCAAAGAAACCAGCGCGGGAATTTATGCCTGGGATGAAGCGGTTGATGAAAAACAGTTCGAGTTCAACAACACCACGCTCCCGAATGCGTTTGATATTGTCGCGCCAGGGTTGGTTGTTTCGGATGAACTAAGAACACGAAACGAAGAGGCGATTTCGGTTCTGGTGTGTGACGTCACAACGTCATCGCAATTTGTGACCGCATTCGAAGTTCAGGCGCGGGAAGTTGGCGATGCCGATTACATCAACCTGGGACAAGCGACCGGAAACCGGTTCGAATTGTTGAACGTCGAAGACGAAGCAACATATGAGGTTCGAGCTCGAGCGGTCAATTCTTTCGGCGTGCGCTCGCCATTCACGTCGTTCTCTCACCAGGTCGTCGGTAAAACAGCGCCGCCAGAAGACGTGACCAATTTCTCTGGAAACGTAGTCAATGGATCTCTGGCGCTATCCTGGACGCCGGTCGGAGATCTCGATCTGTCGCACTATCGTCTCCGATACGCATCGGCAATCACTGGCGTGACATACCAAAACGCGATCAGTTTGGTCGATAAGATTCCGCGTCCAGGCAACTCGGTTGTCGTTCCAGCAAGAACCGGAACGTATTTCTTGAAGGCGATCGACAAACTCGGCAACGCATCGGTCAACCCGGCAACCCTGGTGGTCACAACCAACATGGCCAGCGTTGACGATCTCGAGGAAGTGGCGACGATCGAAGAGCATCCGGCATGGGCTGGAACCTATGACGACGTGGTTGAACGCGAGGAAGATGATTCATTGGTTCTGCAAACGTCGATCGATTTCGACGACAAACCAGGTCTATTTGATGATGCTGGCGGTCTATTTGATGGCGGCGGCGGAGCGGTCGATCTCGAGGGGATCTATGGTTTCGCGAATCGATTTGATTTCGGCGCTGTTTACACTGTGCGCGTTGCGGTCACGGGAACTGTTGACCGGATCGACTATGTGAACACGTTTGATGAAGCGACCGAGAATTTTGACAATCGGGAGGGTCTATTTGATGGAGATCCAAACGCGTTCGACAACCACGATGTGCGGCTGGAAGTTCGCACCACTGACGACGATCCATCCGGCACACCAACTTTTACGTCGTACCAGCGTTTTGTGGTTGGCGATTACACTTGTCGCGCAATGGAGTTTCGCCTGGTGTTGAGCACAACAAGCACATCGTCCACTCCGAAGGTCTCGGCGGTCACCGTGAAAGCTGATATGCCATTCCGCACAGAATCCCAGCAGGATCTCGATTCCGGCGCTGGCGCATTTGCGGTAACATTCCCGAAAGCGTTCAATGCGACACCGGCCATCGGTATCGCGGCGGTCATGCAGACCGGTGATTTCTATGAAATTAGCAGTAAAACCCGAACAGGGTTTACAATAACGTTCAAGAACTCGAGCGGCACAGCTGTCGATCGAACATTTGACTATGTGGCCAGAGGCTACGGAAAAGAGGAAACCTAAATGG